CATGGTTTTTATTATAAACACATTATAATTATTTTGTCAAGGATTATTTTTGCACAGGGTACCGTTGATAATAAAGGGTTTATAAAAATATATTGTTTTTTGTTAAAAAAGTTCTTGACAAGAAATCCGAGCTATGCCTATAATAAGCTAAACTTAAAAAGGAGCTATTATGAAATCGTTTGAAACATTCAGGGAAATTGGCACTTATGAAATAAATATTCTATCGCAAGATAAGCCGTCATGTTTTAATGGTATAGTCCGAGTAAAAAAATAAATCTTTTCGCTTGACAGCAAAACAAAATTATGAAACAATGAACCTAAAATTAAAAAGGAGCTATTATGAAATCAGTAACAGGATATTGGTTTGCACCAAAAGATAAAAAGCTGACGAATGGTGATGGCCGTAGAATACGGGTGGGAATTACTCATAAAGTAAAAGGTGAAATTATACCTTGTCACCACGGCTTACACCTGTCAAAACGTCCTTTCGATGCGCTTTCCTATGCTCCGGGACCAATTATATATAAAGTCAAAGGAACCGGAATTATTATTCCTCATAGGGGCAGTCTGCTTTTGGCTGACCCTGTTGACAAATATGTGTGTTCTGAACGCACATATACTGCGGGTGGATACGATTGTACAGAATTATTAAGACGGTTTTCCCGTATGTGCGCCTTAGATGTCATTCACCTTTGGGATGCACCATATATAGTAAAACAATATTTAAAAACAGGTGATAACAGGTTAAGGGTTGCTGCGAGGGCTGCTGCGAAGGCTGCTGCGAGGGATGCTGCGAGGGCTGCTGCGAGTGCTGCTACGAGGGCTGCTGCGAGTGCTGATGTGTGGGATGCTGTGTGGGCTGCTGCGAGTGCTGCTACGAGGGATGCTTATATAAAGAAAGCCAATAGACGATTAACATCTATGTTGGCACAACATTTAAAAACATAAAAATCTACTTCGCTGACCGCAAAAGTTTCTCCGGAATGAACGCCAGCGCAGTTACCGAAAGACCCAAACATTCGACACGACTCGTGAAGACTCGGAGTGAATGGAGGGGAAAAATCAGGTTATAAACAGTATGCGGGGACAAGAGGGCGGATTCAAACCCCACGTAACGTCCTTAACAGGAGTCGTGGTATAGCCGGATAGACATGTGGGCGGTGCCGGTGAGTCCCCGCATAACATTAAAGGAGATTGAGAATGAATTTATGTTTATTCTGTAACAAAGAGGAACCCGGCTACAAACCTCCCAAAAAAACTGATTTCCTGTGCAGTTATTGTGTGCAACTTTTTTTGGATTTAAGCCAGGAAGACCTAAAACGGTATCACAAGATAGCAATCGAGAAGGGGTTTACAGGTAAGGCAACCGCCTTAAAGATGTTTATAGAGGAGGAACCCAATGAACAATCAAACAAACGAAGACACACTCCAAAACGTACTAACGGAAAAAGAACTACTGGAATTGCTCGGTTTAAAAAAAGCCGCTCTTTCCAGACTAAGGAACGAAAATCGCTTACCCTTTCTGCGTGTTAGTCGAACAAGCCGCCTATATCTTGAAAGTGACGTTGTAAAGTGGCTTAAAAGCAGAAAGATAGTCTTAAATCGCGCCTTAACTAACGTAGAATGACGATAGAATTTTAAGGTATAGAAAGGGTAGGGGGGAATAAAATGGACAGCGAAAACGTCAAACAAGTCGTAATTGGATATAATGCCATAAAAGATAGTTGCAAAGCTATCCTAAAACCTATCAGAATCGACCTGAACGATACCGAAACCGCGTCTAAAATGTCAAAGGTAGAGAAGGACACTCTTGAATTTATTAAAATCGACTGTAAGGCCATACAGACAATTGTGGGAGATATGGAAAGAGATATTGATGATTTAAAAGAATCTATATATGATGATGGCGAAATTGACAAAGCTCGGAAGATGATAGCCGACATTCTGTTTGATATTCAGCCGATACCAAACAAGCCACAGAAAACCAGTATCGCCAACCACATGGCAAGTGAATGTATCGGAGTTGCAAAGAGGACAGGAAAGGTATTATACAAATGAAAAAGTTTTATGCGTGGGCTATTGATAGTAATTCTAAAGAAGGACATGGATATATAGGAACGTATTGGTGGTTTAACAACTACGGACCACGAATACCAGAACATTTAAAGGGTGGGCGAATTTCCCTATTTAAAACAAGACAGGTAGCAAGAGATTATTTGCATATGACAAGGGGAGCTTTCCCAAAATCGAAAGTTGTTAAAGTCAAAGTAACTGTGGAGACCGTAAAAAAGTCAAAGTAACTGTGGAAACCAATGAAAAACGCTAACTTCATAAAAACCTTGTCTGGCTATGTGCCTTGCGATCCAGATACGGAAGCATGGTATATTAAACAAAAGGTCGGGTCTGTTGCCCGTTGTGATATAGCGACTTACAGAAATTATAAGTTCTTACAAAAGTTCTTTACGTTGCTTACAATGGCATATGATATGTGGCAGCCTGGGGAAATTAATTCAAAGTATGGAAAACCAGAAAAGAATTTTGAACGATTTAGAGAAGATGTAACAATCCTGGCTGGATACTATCACAACGTTGTCCGTCTTGATGGATCGACAAGAGTGGAAGCCGACTCAATAAGTTTTGCAAAAATGGATGAAGAAACATTCGGGAAATTATATAGTAGTGTTATTGATACACTTATAAAAAGAATACCGGCTATGAATAAAATGTCACCGGAAGATGTTGAAGAAACGGTAAGGAAAATATTGGAATTTGTTTAAAGGGGGTTGAAATGCCAGAAACTATGAATATTTATCAAAAATTAATTGAAGTACGCAAAGCCGTCCCATATTTAAAGAAAGATGAAAAGGGATATGAGTTTATGTTTGTGAGTAGTTCGCAGGTTTTGGGAACACTTAAAGCTAAAATGGATTCTTTAGGGTTGCTCTTAATTCCTGAGGTAACGAGCAAGGTTGTTTCCGACCATAAGACAAAAAAGGGTGGCCACAACTATTTTACTGAAATGGATATGATATATACATGGGTTAATGCTGACAATCCTGAAGAAACGATTAAATGCCCTTGGTATGGTCAAGGTCTTGACGCTGGTGAAAAGGGAGTTGGCAAAGCATACACATATGCTGAAAAATATTTCTTGTTAAAGTTCTTTAACATCCCAACAGATAAAGATGACCCTGACAGATTTCAAAGTAAGGTTGGGAGTAAGGTTTTATCTGAGCCAATCACGGAAGAACAGTTGAAAGAAGTTGAAACCCTGTCAAAAGACCTTGATAACACACAGTGGATGATTTACCTTAAAAACACCTACAATATATCAGACGTTAAAGAACTCAACAGTGACCAGGCTGTAAGGGTTATTGCTTCTTTAATAAAACGAAACACTGAGAAGGGAAATGGTGATGCCACAGATAATAACTGATTGTATCCAGGGCGATGATGCCTGGTTTACACACCGCCTGAATAGTATCGGTTCAACGTCTATCAACCGCATAGCACCTATGGGAAAGGGTTATAAAGACACCCTGCACGAATTTGTAGGTGAATTTCTTACAGGTGTTCCGGCTGAACACTTTAAGTTTCGCCATGCAGACAGAGGCAATGAATATGAGCCAGTTGCACGAAACGAATACGAGTTTATCACAGGTAATCATGTTGACATAGTTTCGCTAATTAAAGGAGATAACTATAACCATGTATCGACTGATGGGATTATTGGAGCCGACGGAATACTTGAGATAAAAGTTAGAATACCGTCTGTATGGATTAACCTTGCCGAAGGTGCTAAAAAGAGCATTGCCGATGAACGTCAAATAGCTTGGGGTTTATATGTGAGCGAAAGGAAGTGGGTGGACTCTGTTAATTATTGTCCTGAGTTACACCAGGCAGGCAAGAAATATATTCTCATAGAAAGAATCACCAGAAACGAAAAGATGATAAACGAATTACAAACCATTGCAGATAAGTTTATAAAAGAAATGCTCGACCTTGCTAAAAAATATAAATAGTAGGGGTTTGAATATCTACATAATCACACCACAATGAGTCTAAAGTAGATTCAGGTGAAACACTATGTTCGGTGACCTATGTTGGTAAAAGCAAAATATATTGGTCGAGATAATATAGCTGAATTTACGCTTAATTATAAATACCATGGTGTTGGATTTATCATACATTCATGGGGAATAAGAATATTATTAATTTGGTGGCATTGGTGTTGTTTTTGGCCTTGGTCACCGAACAAGACGATGCACTCTGACAGCGAGCATTGGAGCGAAGAATGGGATAGGTACGAAAGATAGCTCGCTGCAAGTGATCTATCCATTATATGGATTTACTAATTAAAAAGGAGGTTTGAAAATGGCTAATACATCAAGTTCTTCATCAGGTATAGGCGTAATAGGTCTGTTGGGAGTTGCCTTTGTTGTTTTAAAACTTACAGG